GGTAATATCTAATTAAACCCAACAGCGTTATCCGCATCAGGTGGTGGTGAATTATCCGCAGCAGCAGGTTCAACTACATCACAATACCATCAATCAGGTTCAGCATCTGGTTCATTAAAGTTGTATGATGCGTTGAAGAAAGGAGCCGATTTCCAAGCTCGTAGAACAGAAAACGTTTCTACATCTCATTACTTTGTAAGAGCAAACAATAGAGAGTTTAACTTCTCTAACAACCCAACATTCGTAACAGGTTCAGTAGGTGCGTTTGTTCAACCTTTGTTTGAGAGAGACCCGCATGTGTATATTACAACTGTAGGATTATATAACGATGCAAACGAATTACTAGCAGTAGCTAAAACTTCTAAACCAATTGCTAAATCATTTGATAAAGAAGTGGCTATAAAAGTAAAACTTGATTTCTAATAACATATTCCTTACGGACGCTACCGAAGGATACCCCCGTCAGAAATGGTGGGGGTTTTTTATTTCTTTATATTTATATATGATATGTTAAAAAGAATACCAAAATCAGACATTAGTATTAGGCCTTTCAAAGCCTATAAAGAATGGAACTTTTCTAGTGGTTCTAATGAAATTACTTTATTAGAAGCGAATGCAGAATCATCGGAACTATCAAATGGGTATCCTAAAAATTCTATATATGGGCAATTAAGAGCTCAATTTTATAATGGTTTAGAAGACAATCCTTTTTTAAGATATGGTGATAAATCTTCTAATTATAATATTCAATCATCCACTCGTGACAGATTTTTAAGTGGGAGTGCAAAGGTAATATCTATTCCACAAATATATGTGGGTGAAGGTATTAAAAAAGGTTCCGTTATATTGATTGATAAAAGTGGAACAACTACATCATTTATAGATGATAAATACGGTAATTTAATAGGAGAAAGTGGTGCTAATATTACTTTTGGAGCAATTGATGTAAATACTGGTTTAATAAATTTTACAGATTTAGCATTTAATCCACATTCGGCTTCACTTCAATTAGAAATCGGAGATTTTGATATAAATACTGGTACATTTAATATAATATATAATTCAATTTCATACGATTTAACGATACTAAATTTTAATATTCAAACTGGTATTATGGTAGTTGATGATTTACCGTTTTTATCAGAAGAAGTACAGAGTGTAAAAATAGGTAATGTATTTTACACACAAGGATTAGTGGTATTAACTAGAAACGCTGCATCCCTTTTAAATGAGGATTGGGATTTATCATATAAATCTACAAAAACAATTTACGAACATGAGTATCTTTTAATTGTAAATGAGGATGAATTTAATGTTTCACAAAACCCATCTGCAGTTGTGACAGAAGGTGGTGAATACTCCACATTTGTAGATTCTTCTGGAAATACACACAGAGTATATTCCAAACAACCTGTTAAATATATCCGTAAAAAATCTATACTAGAGAATGGAAATACTTTAGATTACCGATATACCTCATCAGTAAGTTCTTCTACTCACTTCGCAGGATTTGAACATTGGGATTTAAGTAGTTCTATCGATTCAACTGGTTCATTTTTAACACCGTTCATTACAACAATTGGTTTATACGATGATAATTGTGATTTAGTTGCAGTAGCAAAATTACCACAACCAATTAAATCCGAAAGAGATTTACCTGTAAACTTTATTGTACGATTTGATACATAATCTTATATTTATACTTAAAATACAAAACAAATGGCAACATTAGAAGAATTATACAAAGCACAACAGACAACATTAGGTGTTGATAAAATTTCATTTGAAGCTGGAAAGGCTGCAAACACTCCGTATTCTACAAATGATTTGAAAAAAGCAGATGAGCAAGTTTTAACTGCTGCAAAATTCAAAACAGGCAGAGGTGGTGAGAAAAACTTTGCAAAGTATTCGGATTCAGTAAAACGATAATTTTTAATGGCTAAAAAAGTTACAAAAAAGTCTAAAAGTTGGGTTGCTAGAAAACATGGATTTAAATCTGGTCTTGAAGAAACTATTTCAAGCCAAATTCAGGGAAAGGGTATTGATGTTAAGTATGAATCTGAAAAGATTCCTTATATCATACCTGCATCTCAACATACCTATAATCCTGATTTCAAATTACCTAATGGTATTTTTGTAGAAACCAAAGGTAGATTTGTTGCAGCTGATAGGAAAAAACACCTATTAGTTAAATCCCAAAATCCACAATTAGATATAAGATTTGTATTTTCTAATTCGAAAAACAAAATCACAAAAAATTCTAAAACTTCATACGGAGATTGGTGTGATAAAAATGGATTCAAATACGCCGATAAAATCATTCCAGAAGATTGGTTCTAAAGACTTGTAAATATAAAATATTTATACTATCTTTGATTTGTGTTGAATCAAACTGATAAAAATCTCGTTACATCCACCCTATCAAATGTGTTGGGTACATACAATCATTTGAAAGGTAATGAATTGGCATTCTACTGCCCATTCTGTAATCACCATAAACCAAAACTGCAAGTAAATACCGAAACCCAAAAGTGGCATTGTTGGACTTGTAATAGTGGTGGTAAAAAACTTACATCTTTACTTCGTAAATTAGATGTAGATAGAAAAACTATCTCTATTATTAGAGAAATCTACGGTGATAGTAATTGGAATCCACATCAAGAGGATGCTGATACAAAAGTATTCATACAACTTCCAAAAGAATTTATTTCATTAGCAGAAGAACCATCTGGATTTAATCCAGAATACAAACACGCTATGTTTTATCTTACTCAAAGGGGAATTGGTATGAAAGATATAGTTAAATATAACATTGGATATTGTAAAGAAGGATTGTACAGTAGAAGAATAATCATACCATCGTATAATTCAGAAGGTTCATTAAACTACTTCGTATCTCGTTCCTATTATCCAGATGAGAAGATGAAATACAAAAATCCACCAATCAGTAAAAATATAATTTGTTTAGAATCCCAAATCAATTGGAATCAGCCAATTATATTATGTGAAGGTGTGTTTGATGCGATTACAATTAAAAGAAACGCAATTCCATTATTAGGTAAGTTTCCATCTAAAGCATTGGTTGAAAAAATCTTTATGGGTGGGGTGACTAGTATTGTTATATCATTGGATAATGATGCTATGAATGAAGCAATTAAAGCTGCAGAATACTTTAGAAAAAATGGAATCCAAGTTAAAATGATGTATTTGAAAGATAAAGATGCCGCCGATATGGGGTATGAAAAATTCTACGAAGAACTAAATAAAACTAAAGAATTTTCTTCGGAAGAATTACTATTAAATAAAATAAATAGTTTATGAGTAGATTAAAAAAGATTTATCATATTGCCGATATACATATCCGTAATGTAAAACGACATAACGAATATCGACAAGTATTTGAAAAAATGTTTGAGGAAATCCGTAGAAGAGGAACGGATGATGCAATCATTTATTTGGCAGGTGATATTGCACACGCTAAATTAGAACTATCTCCTGAATTAGTAAGAGAGATTAGTTGGTTATTTACGGAATGTTCTAAACATTGTGAAACTATCCTTATTACAGGTAATCACGATTGTAATATGAATAACTCCGATAGATTGGATGTACTTACTCCAATTGTAGAAGCCCTAAATCTACCAAACTTTACATACTTGAGAGATACTCAAGTCTATGGAATAGGTGGGGTTGATTTTGCAGTATTTAGTATATTCGATAATAAGGATAATTGGCCTAAAGCAAATACTATATTTGCTAATAAGAAGATAGCACTATTCCACGGTCCTGTTGATAATTCACAAACTGATATTGGATACACCGTATCATCTCGTCATTTTACAACAGATATGTTTGATGGATACGATTTGGCACTATTGGGTGATATTCACAAACGACAAGAAATGATATCTCCATCTGGATGTAAGATTGTATACGCGGGTTCATTAGTTCAACAAAACTTTGGTGAAACTTTGGATAAACATGGATTCCTTGTTTGGGATTTAGATACAATGACTTACGAAGCGGTTGATATTCCAAACGATTATGGATATTACACTATGGATATTGATAATGGTAAAGTTCCAATCGTATCCGATATGCCGAAGAAACCTCGTTTGAGAGTTCGTTTATCTAATACTGATTCCGCTGATACTAAAAGAGTAATGGCTGAAATTAAGATGAGATATGGTGTTGAAGATTTTACAATTATCAGAACCGATTCTCTTTCTAAATCAAAAACGGGTAATAGATTAAACAAATTAGATTTCGAAGATATTTCGGATATCAATTATCAGAACTCACTTATAAATGATTATGTTGAGAGAATGATGCCGTTTGTAGTTCCTGAAGATTTGAAAGGATTGGAACTAATTAATAGGGATATAAACAGTAGAATTGTACAAGATGATATCCAACGCAACATTCAATGGAAACCAATCCGTTTTGAGTTTTCAAATATGTTTAGTTATGGTGAATCTAATAAAATTGATTTTACTAAATTAAATGGATTAGTTGGATTATTTGCTCCAAATGCAGCAGGTAAATCTTCACTATTTGATGCGGTATCATTTTGTCTATATGACAAAAGTAGTAGAGCATATAAAGCATCTAACATTCTAAACAATCGTAAAACGGATTTTGATTGTACATTATATTTTCAAATAGATGGTGTAGATTATGGTATTCAGAGAACTGCTAAAACAATTAACAAAGGTAAAAATGTTAAAGTAGATGTACAATTTTGGAGACAAGATGGTGATACTAGAACATCATTGAACGGAACGGAAAGAAGAGATACAAACCAAATCATTGAACAATATGTTGGGAAATATGAGGATTTTGTACTAACTGCACTATCATTACAAGGTAACAATGCTCTATTCATCGATAAATCACAATCAGAAAGAAAAGACCTTCTCGCGCAATTTATGGGGTTAACTATTTTTGATAAATTATATGATACTGCAACTGAAGATATTAAAGAAGTTTCAGTATTGATTAAAAACTTTAAGAAAACGGATTTTACAACAGAACTTGCAGAAAAGGGTAAAGAGATACTTCAAAAAAAATCAGAATTAAAAACATTAGATGGGTTATTGGGTGATAAAAATGAGGAAGTAACTCAATTAAATGATAAAATTGTAAATTTAAGTAGAGAATTAACTCCAATTGATTCTAATCTTGATTTATCTTTATTAGAATCAAAAAGAAACTCTATATCCAAACAGATTGAAGATGCAGAAACCGATTATGAATTAAAAGAAAGTAAAATTGAAGAACATAAAATTCTACTTACCGAAGTTTCACAATCACTATTTGAAAAATGTAAATTTAGAATAGATGATACGGAAGTTGATATAGAAATTGCTCATAGTGATTTTATAAAACAGTCCAAAGATTTAGTTGAAGCAGAAAAAATATACCAAAAAGCAAAACAACAGTTAGAAGTAGCTGAAGAAAAAATTGGACATTTGAATAATCATCAATATGACCCTAATTGTAAATTTTGTTGTGATAATGAATTTGTAAAAGATGCAGTAAAAGCAAAATCCGATTTAGAGGGATTACAAATATCAGTAGAGCATACTTTTAATGAAGTTGATGCAATCAATTGTGTTTTAGATTCGTTAAGTGGAGTTGAAGAACAATATAACGAATGGAATGAACTAAAAAACAAATACTCTAAAAGTAAAATTATTTTAGAAAAAACACAAATAGAATTAAGTGCTTTAAAAACTAAACAACAATTATTACAAAATCAATTAGATACCATTGATGAAAATATAGATAAGTATTATGAAAATGAAGATACTATTTCTAGAAATAAAGAAATAGAAAATGAAATTTCTGAATTGAATAAAACAAAAACTAACATTGGTAATGAAATTGTTAAATTAAATAAAGATATAACAAATTTAAATGGTTCTATTTCATCCATATCTTCGTTTATAGAGGACATAAAACAAAAGATGAATGATGTTAAGGTACTAGAAGAAAAGAACCGCCTGTACACCTATTATTTAGATTCAGTAAAGAGAGATGGTATCCCATATGAGTTAATTTCAAAAGCATTGCCTGTAATTGAAAATGAAGTAAATAACATTTTAGCTCAAGTAGTTGATTTTGGAGTCACAATGGAGATGGATGGTAAATCAATCAATGCAAAAATAGTTTATGATGACCAAGAATGGCCATTAGAAATGTGTAGTGGTATGGAGAAGTTCGTTAGTGGATTGGCAATTCGAGTTGCTTTAATCAATGTATGTAACCTACCTCGTCCAAACTTTTTAGTAATTGATGAAGGATTCGGAACATTGGATAGTGATAATTTATCTTCACTTTTTATGATGATGCAATATTTAAAGACACAATTTGACTTTATTTGGATAATTTCCCATTTAGAACAAATGAGAGATATAGTAGATGGGCTTATTGAGATTAAAAAAGAAAATGGATATAGTAAAATAGATTTCTAATGGAAAGTATAGAAAATTACAGAAATAGTGGATATATTTATGGTGATTTAAATGAGTATTCGGATTTAATTGATTTGGATGAGTTTAATGAAATAAAAAAATATATAGATAATACTAATTTTGTAAGACATTCAAAATACGAATATCTTTTTAAATATAACGATTGTTCTTATACAGAAGAATTGTTGTATGATGAGTATTTAAAAAATGATAAAGATTTGGATACTGCAGATTATGTATACCAAAAATCACATGAATATCAATTGAAAAAAATTGAAGAATGTGGATATTATCCAACTTGGGTATACGGGTTGGCTATGGATGAAACGATTACCAATAAATTACATAGTAGCACAATAAAGGATTTTCAAGAGAAATTTGTAAAAAGATATTATTCAGAAAAAACATTTAATGGTTTTAACCAATCAAACCGTTTACAATTTTATAATAAAGGTTGTGAAATAAAACTACACGATGATGGACAACCTCAAAATAGAATATGTGTATTCTTATATTTTTTAAATAATGAATGGAGTGAAGAAAATGGTGGGTATTTAGTATTGCATGATTTGAATGGAAATGATGTTAGAGTAAATCCTGTTTTTCCAAATTTTGTAGTGTTGGATTCTGATAAGAATTTATTCCACGAACTTGAAAAAATAAAAAGTGGTATTAAATATAACATAGTATCATTCTATTCACATCAGGATTAGAAAGTTTTAATTTTATCTGCTTTTAACACACCGTTTTGAATTTTAGGAACTCCAATATGTTTTTTAATTAAGTTTTCAACTAAACTTCCCATCTTAAACCCATGTTCTTCACAATAATTTTTGAGAAGTTCGTGGGTTTCTTTTTTTATCTGCAACATTGCGTATTTCATAACATTTAGTTTTCTTTAGTTTACATTAGTTTTCTTTATATAAATATGAGATATTTATTTTTTAAGGATATTTATAGTAAAGATATTATATAATGGCAGTAATCAAAAAAACTCTTTTTCCTGAAAATTTAGACAAGTATAATACATTTGTAACAGATACCAATGTTAATAGTACTTATTTTAACATAACGGAATTACCAGATACTTTTACAGGTGGTAAAAACGCATTCCTAATAGCAGGTTCAAACGAATTAGTAGCAGATACTATAATTAAGATTGAAATTAAAGATGCTGCAGGAAATATCATATATCATGAACCTGGTGAAGGTATGGTATCATCATCTATAAATGGTGAATCGTTTGTTACTGAATACTATGAAGGAGTATCAAAGGTTGTAGCAGTATATGTTTATCCAGATACAACCGCATACGGACCGTGTACAATTACAATACTAGGTGAGTTAAGTTCATACTATGATTCAAATGGATTATTAACACCAATACCAATTGATTGGCAGGGTACCTATAATGTAAAGTGGCAAAAAAGTCTTAATGTAAACCCCACATTAGCAAACACTACCAAAATTCGTTTTTATAAAAGACCGACTGCCACTATTAAAGAAATACTATCCCCAATATTTAGAATAGAAAGTGGTTCAAAAATTGATTCTGGAATAAATCAATCATTTGCTGATATAAAAATATCTCAATTAGAAACTTTTGCAGGAGATGTTAAAAGAGTAAAGGTATATAGAACTTCCGAAGGAGATATATCGGATTACGATTTGATACAGGATATATTAGTAGAATCTAAAGAATTACTAACAACTACTCAATTAACAGGAAGTGTTATAGGAAATACTGGAACATTTACATCCGAAGTGTTACCTTTATTTTGGAATACTGGTTCATTAACTACAGAATTAACATCTAGTAGAATTGAAAGTGGATTGAAATTAAATGGGAGTGGATTATTAAAATGTTCTCAATCTTTAAATATAAAGGCATCGAATACTTATGAGTTAAATTTAGATGCATTCTATTCATCATCTACTGCAAGTAATTTAGGAATATATATAAGTGGTTCGGATGGGGGTGATGTTTTAATCACTACATTAAATGGAATAACTCCTACAAAAAATCTATTAGATACCGTAGTTCCGTTTAAAGTGGATTCCGATTTTGAAAGTGGTTCTTTATATTTTTCACAATCGCAAGGTGAGTGGCATTTGGGTAATATCAGTTTACGATTATCTGAAGATACTGCATTTTCACCTGATGAAATCTCATTTATTACTACAATGCCTACCGTTATTGGTAATGAAACTTATAATTTTAAATTTGAATTTTACGATGTAAATAATAATTTTGTTCCAGTTTCAGTAACACAGAGTGCAAATTTTACAGGAGGAACGACTGGAATAACTACTAAATTACTAACATTTGATTCTGATAGAACTGCATTTAGATTTTCTACAGGTTCATTTGGCAACCCTGCTTTTCAACAATTAGGGTTTAAGGTTTCAAAATCAAATTTAACAGGTTCTGTTACATACGCATCTTCTGCATTTGATACTTCTGGAAATTATATAATTCCGGCATCTTATGCGGGTGCGTATCCTGGAGCATTAACAAACGCAAGTGATGCAGGTGCAACATTAACTATTGCAAATTTTAGTGGCAGTGTATCATCGGTATTAGTTGGTTCAATTACATATACCGCATCATGTGAAGGATTAGAACAATTTGAAACGATATACAGATTTGAGGATGGTGATAACGCACCTGGTGTGTTTGTAACATCTAATACTAATCAATTTATTTACAAAGCAACTGATTTATCCATCAATCCTATTGGGCAAGTATTAACAATTGAAGCCAAACGTAAAAATCTGGCATCGGCAACAACACCACTAACCGTAAATTCAGGAAGTGGTAAGCCACCATTAACATTTGTATCCACAAACTCAACGAATGGAGTAGATACCTACACATTATCGGGAACATCTTATCCATTTTCAACGGGTGAAACTACATATTTCATATCGGGTTCAGACCAGTTTGGAAATGAATTTTCTGATGCTATAAAAGTAACTCCTGTAAAAATATTAGATGGATTGTCTGTAACTCTCACAAATGAAAACGCAACATTACCAGCATTATCGACTGGGTTTGTAACTAGTGCCTCATTTGCAGCAACAAGTGGTTCGGTAAGTGTAAAAGTAGGGGGTGAAGATATAGTAAGACAAGAAGGATTGACAACAAATAATAGGTTTGATGTAATTTCTGCAACTGGTATAAATTGTACTCCAAACGATACAACTCCTGATGATGCAACTTATGGTATTACTACTTTAACTGCCGATAGTGGTTCTTTGAGTTTATTGGTAAGATATAAAGATGGTGCAGGTGACTCAACTGATGTAACAAAGGTTGTAACTTACTCAAAAAGTAAAAGAGCAGTACCAAATGTTGTATTAACAGCAACACCACAGGCTCAATCAGTTTTAGCAAATTCATCTGGAACTCAAACTGGTACTTTATCAAATGTTACAATCGATTCATTAGAAGGTAACATAAGTAGATTTACATCTATGGTAATTGCATCTACTTCTGGATTCTCAACTCCACCAACCGTAAGTTCAAACACATTAGTAATGACATCTGCGGTAATGAATGCAGCAGAAGGTTCGATTACATTAACAGTAACACATACAGATAGTGAGGGAACAACTGGTCAAACAAAAACTATTGTGGTAAGAACTACTAAAGTAAATGTTGGAGCGGCGGGAACAAACGGTACTAACGGAACCAATGGTGTAAATGGAATAAACGGAACTAATGGAACTAACGGAACTAACGGAACTAATGGTATCGTAATTAACATATCACCATCTTCACAAACAATAAGCAGAAGTACTAGTGGAGTATACGCAACTCCTGTAATCTTTACAGTAACAGTTTCTGAAAATGGTAACTTACTTACACACCAAGCAGGTTCAGGTACACCATCTACTTCTTATTTTACAATAACATCTTTATCCAACGGTACTTTAACGGCAGGAAGTGGTACAACTACACCTGATATAACTCCATCTACACCATCAACAACTGCTGGATTAACAACTACATTTAATGTAACTTATAGAGATTCTCAAGGAAATATTTCTACTGCAATTCCACAATCTCATGTTGTAGCAGTAGCATTAGATGGTAATACTGGTCCTGGTGTGGTTCATACTGGAGTTTGGGAAGTAGGTAGAGCATATCAATATAATGATGGTTTAACATCAGGAACAGGTAGAAGAGATACTGTATTATGGAGCTCAACTGGTTCACCGCCATATGATACATACTATGCAGCGAATAGTTCTCACACATCCACAAACAATTCAAGTACATCAACTGGTAGACCTGATTTAGGAGGACCGTGGACTTCTTTGGGTACGCAAGATTTCTTTGTTGCAGCTAAAATTGGTGTATTTGAAGACTCATTTGTACAAAATACATTAAACATTGGTACAAACAATAATGGAGGAGTATCTTCTGCCAATATTACTTTAGCAGGTGGCTCATCGAATCCGTATTTATCAATTGGACAAAGTGGAACTATTGGCTCTCAAGGATATAATGTTAATGGTATATTTTTGGGGCAAGATAGTGGTACTTCAAAACTTTCCCTTAAATCAAATAGTAATTCTCTACTATGGGATGGTACTAATTTAACCGTAAATGGTGGTGGAACATTTAGTGGAAACTTATCAGCAGCAGGTGGAACATTTAGTGGAAACTTGTCAGCAGCAGGAGGAACATTTAATGGTAGTGTTTCAATTGGTAGTGGTAATAGTATTTTCAAAGCGGATTCAAACGGAATTTATTTAGGAAATGCTACATTTGCTTCTGCTCCATTTAGAGTTACACCTGCAGGAGCTTTAACTGCAACAAACGCAACTATAACGGGAACTATTACAGCAACTGCGGGAGCTATAGCGGGGTGGAATATCGGTACCGATACAATAAGTAAAACCAGCACAGGTACAATCGAAATAAATTCTTCTGATTTAGGATTCTTTATAAAAGATGGTTCTAGAAATGCAGTAATTATGACGGATGATACTTCATTTAGAATAGGAAGTTCTACATCCGCTTTATCTGATTTTAGTG